AGATCCATGTGCACCATATAATGAATTAAGAAGAATTTTAATAGCCATCTGCTTATTCTCTGCGATGGCAATTTTCTTTTCTATCTCATATACTTTACGTTTATCAGACTTATCAATAGATTCTTTTTCTTGTTGAGCATTCAACATTTCTTTCTTAACATCAACACGCTCTGCATACAATTCTTCAATGATTCTAGGAATAGTACCTGTCTTAGTCGTATCATATCTAACACCATTACAAGCTAAAGCCGTGCCCTCTTTATCATTTACAACATTTCCAGATAATACATTTTCAATATTAACGTAAGGATCCTTTCCTACAGTGATCATTTCAGGACTCATATTATATTGCATAATGATAGATGGATACAGAGAATTTAAATCGAAACTCACCACCCATTCATGCAATCCTACCTGTGGATCTTTCACATATCCACCAGGATATTCTTCCTTTTCTTGACGTAGGTTTGGAGGTACAATAATATTACGTGCATTTAAATCCCGATAAATGATAGAATCCCAAATACCTACAGTTCCCATGCAATCAGAGTAATTAACACCAGCTTTATAAGATACCACCATAGCCAATGTAATCAAACCAATTTTATCTTCTAATCTTTCGATTAGCTCCACGTCCTTGATATTATAGTCAATGAATTTTTGATGATCTTCTTTATATAAAGTATACAAATTAGAATGTTCTTCGTAAGATAACTTTCTCTCACCTAAGACAACATGAGCGATATGATCTAGCTTATAGGATTCTTGTGGACCAAATGAATAACCGAATTTCTTAAATAGATCTAGATAATCCAATGTTTGAACACCGTAAAGGTCCACCCAATCTTCTTCTCTATTCAATATCTTAACAGTTTTCTTTTTAACATAATTCCAAGGAGATAACATTTTAGCCATCTTAGGAGATATTGTATTAGAAATACGATTAAACAAATAAGGCATATCAAAGAACTTAACATTCCAACCTGTTACAACATCAGGAGAATTTTTATGCCAATGTTCTAAAAAGCATAATAATAAAGCCTTCTCATCTTTGCATTTTCTATAGACAACAGAACAATCTTGAACGATAGATTTAGACGAATCATAATCATTTAATCCCCAAACATAAAAGGTATCATCCTGATTATTTTTCATACAAATAGAAATTACTTCATACTTGGCTTCATTAGGATGAGGGAAACCCTCATCTGATTGTACCTCTATATCGATAGAAGTAACATTAATTCTTGATCTGTCAAATTTAATTTCACCAGGGAATTCAGAAGTAATGAATTGATTGATAAAATTACCCATTCCATGAACTTCTATATTAGACACTTCAGAATATTCTTTAATCTTATCCTGTGCTTCTTTCATAGAATCATAAACTACAGGAAGAGCGTTCCTGCCATCTAAGGTTTTAAAGCCGGTTTCTTTAGGAGTGGGAAAATACATAGTGGGCATGAAAGGCACTTTCTTTTGGAAAGCCACATTATTTTCATATCCACGATATAAGATATTGTTGCCTACACGGCAAACAGAGGTATAAAACTTTTCATTCATAATGTATATTATACCCTATTTAGGAGTAAAAGTCAACGGGCTCCGAAGAGCCCTTTAAGTTATTCAGTTAATAATTGAGGTTGTTTAATTTTAATTTCCCTGGGTTTGTCTTCTTCAGGAATTACATTGGTTAAACCAATCTTTAAAACTCCATTGACAACTTCAGCCCCATCAACTTCAATAGTATTAGCTAAAGTAAACCTTCTTTCGAAATCCCTTGAGGAAATTCCTTTATGTACGTAATCAATATCTGAATCTGATTTACTAGCAGAACCAGTAACAGTTAATTCATCTTTAACTACTCTAATTAAAATATCGTCTTCACTGAATCCTGCGACAGCAATTTCAATGACATAACGATCATCATCTAACTTCACCACATTATATGGCGGATAAGATTGTTTTTGTTGTGGATTAGAAATTTGATCAAAGACTCGATCAAAACCAAAGAATAAATCTCTTTGTAGATTTGTCATAGTTTTCTCCTTATATTAAGCGAGTTTAATTATAGTGACTCTCTTGAATCACTTGCCGATAGGACCCGAAGCATCCTATAATAGTATTTATATGTTTGCTCTAAGATTATCAATAAATTCTTGAGTAACATTAAATTTATTTAAAATAACAGAATCAATATATCCAGCCTGAATATAACCTGTTATCTTTTCTGAACATGTATTACAAACACCACATTCTTTATAATTATGTTCTTCAACTTGACCATTATAACAAGACCAAGTATTTTCTAAAATATCTCTACTATAATATTGAGATAATTTCTTAGCTAATTTTAATTCATCATCTTTATACATTTCAACGAAAGGAGCTACAAACTTAACAGGATTTTGTCTATTAAGTGATAAGACATCATTAACTCTATTAGTAAATTCTAAAGATGTATCCCAATAACCATATTCATCTACAGCATTTAATCCTTGAAAAATAATATCAGAATCTTTAGCTTCTGCAAACGCTGCTGTAATAGCTGCGAATTGTAAATTTCTGAAAGGCACATAAGTATTGACTTGTGGATCGCCAGCATTCTCTTCAGCCGTCTTAGGTTTAAGATCAGAATCCCCTATTAAAGCACTTACGTCTTTAGATATCTCATGAAGATAATCTAATTTGTATACTCTATGTTCAATACCTAAGAGCTCTGCTGTCTTTCTAGCCATTTTTAATTCTACATTATGCCTTTGACCAAAATCAAACGATAATGCCTTTACTCTATCAGGACCATATTTCTGAACTAAAGCATGAACTAAAACGGTAGAATCTAATCCACCAGATAATGCTATAGTTACATTTTTATCAGTTGATGGTAAATCTAATATCATAATTCTCCTTCAATAATATAATTAAATCTCTTTGTTTTAAAATAAGAGACTTCCATTAATTTCATTCTTTCGAAATCCATTTTATAAATTGTATCATAATTTATACATTTAGAACCTTCAAACTTTTCAGAAGATATATCTAAATTATCATTAACATATAACTTACCATGTTTGGTTCTGAAGATATAATAATCCTCACCCAATTTCAATACACAAGTGAATAATCCTTCGATCTCACTTAAACCAGTAAAATTATTTTTTACTAAATGCTCATGTAATAATTTAGTATCAAATGATTCTTCTACTTTTAAAGAATCTTGTAAATGTTTAATACCACGAGGTGTTAAAAGGCCATTATGCCAAAGTAAAGAAGATCCAATTGAAGTCGGATGTATTCTATTAAAATCTTCAACCATTCCACCTGTAGGAGCTTGTACATGTCCGATCATATAACTATTAGTACTCTTAACAGTATCAATAACTAGAGGATCAAACTCTCCAAAATCTTTACATGTTCTTTTATCTTGTGTTAAAGAATATGAGAAGGTACCTCTGTGTTGATTTAATACAGCTAACTCTCCAATTTTACTCTTATCAAAAGATCCGAAGATACTACACATATTTTGTATCATGGTCCTTATTCAAACCATAATCTCCATCATATTTAGATAACGATTCGGAATCAAAATTTAAATATTGTCCTATTCTTGTACCTTTCGTTATTTTCATATCACCAGAAGTTACGTGCATTACCGCCGCCATCACCCCATTATAACCAGTATCATAAAGACCTGTTGTTAAATAAACACCATTACGATTAAGGGTTGATCTAGTAATAACAAATCCAGCTTCATCTTTTCCAACGTCAATAATATTTTCCATAATTACTTCATAATGGCCTGGAGGTAAAAACCAATTACCTTTATCATTAGGATGTAATTCAGTAGATCCTCTATGAATCTTTTCATCCTCATTAATAGTAAATAAATTACTCTCAATACGAAATATTTTATCTACGCGTAAATCTACAGCATTAGGTTGGCTATCACCATCCCTAACACCAGATAGAGTTGACCTAGAGTTAGGTCCTAAAATATGCTTCATGAGAAATTTCCTCCATAACAAAATTTTCTAAACTTAATAATATTATACATGATATCATTCAATTTGTCACCCGTAACTGTTTCATTCATATGATCAGCCATTAACATGGATTCTTTTGATTCTAATCCACTATCAGAATATCTAATTCCCTTCATACCATGAATTACCGGATTAGAAGTATCTACAGATCTAATAAAATCCATACCTTTATAAGCCTTAAATTCTTGAGGTAATCCACAACCTAGAAGATGATGAGGTACGTTATGATTAATAATATTATTTTCAACCATGTATTTAATTAATGATATTCTACCATTCATATAACCATGATACTTAGATACATTCTTATCGATGAACCATTCATTACCAAATGAGATAGCAATCATATCTACTTTATCAACCAGATAATTATAACATTCAATTAACTCTTCACGATTCTTACCTTGTGCTACCGCAATCTTCTTTCCTGGAACATCATAATCCCACTCATTAAACTTGCGAATAGTATCAGGACCATCTCCTAAAGTATCCGGAATAATATACCAAGTAGGTATTAACTCTTCAATCCAATAAGCATACCTTTGTGGATCGAAACTCTCACCTAATTCAAATAATGAATTATCTAAAATAACATCTCTGCCTGAATTGACAGCATCTTTAAATGTTTGGAAATATTCTTTATTGGTTTCAAATAAATGCACTAATGCATAATCACCATCAGTAACTTGTTGAACACCTTTAAAAATGCTAAGTGGACTTTCATGATACGTTTTCATCAATATACCTCAATGTTTTTAAAGCTAGGTCAGCATCAGATTGTGTGTATTTTCTCATTTCAGTAACTCCCGAAATTAAATTTGGTTCGGAAAAATTATGAAATCTAGGATTGCCATCATTATCTAAAGAATTATTAGCCACAGCTACTTTACTCATAACAGCTTGTTCAATGGCCTCTGCTTCTTTTTCAGAAAACCTATACTCTGTATTATATAATATTTCTTGACTAGTAGGAAAACATTTCCAAATAGGCCAAGGTTCATCAGATCCCTTGTAATTGATTCGTGTATTTAAATCTTTAGTTATACCTACCTTTAAGACTTCAAATACTCCATTAGTAGAGTAATCTCTTTCTAATTTCAATAGATATACGCTATATGACACCTAAACCTTCTCCTTTCATTACTGTATTAAAAGCGAATCTTTTTAATTCATTAATATTGCTCATCTCGTCACAAGTTTTTATAGCTTCATCTAATGGAGATAGAGAGGTACCCTTTTTACGCTTCACACCTAACTTCGAAGCAATAAAAAGGGCTCTGACAGCGCCTTTACAGGCATCTAAATCGTTTTGTTCATTTACAAATTTAATCTGATTAGTTAAATCATTCATAATATAGTTTTTGTAGTTATAATATTATATTATAACATAAAATTGATAAAAAATCAACTGTTTGCTGCAGCTAATACTTCTTTTCTTAATGGTGAATTAGTTTCACCAAATACACCTAAAGCTGTAATAGTGGCTGTAGTAGAATTAGTATCCATTACACCTCTTTGTGACACACAAGTATGACCAGCATCAATAATAACGATAATATCATTAGATCCGGTAATATACTTCATCGCATAAGCGATTTGTTGATTCAGTCGTTCTTGAATTTGTGGACGTCTTGCAAAGTATTGAACTAAACGATTCATCTTAGATAATCCTAAGACTTTATCTTTAGGAATATAAGCAATATGACACTTTCCAATAATAGGTCTTAAATGATGTTCGCAATCTGAAAATAGAGTAATATTCTTCTCTAATACAAATTCATCGCCGGATGTCATCTTATTCTCTACGGCTGTACACTTTGGAAATGTATCATTACGTAAACCTGAAAAGATTTCATTAACGTACATTTTAGCTACTCTGTTTGGTGTATCACATAAAGAATCATCGGTTAAATCTAATCCTAGTGTTGTTAAGGTATCTTCTACTTGTTTTTTAACTTGATCCAATTTAGTCTGTACATCTACGTTGACTAAATCTGTTAAAGGTGTTTGAACTCCTACTTTTTTTAAGTAGTCATTTACTTCTTTGCCTAAGGCTTCGTTTTGTTTTGATTTATCGTGCATTATTTCTCCTTTGGTGGTTTCCATTCCCAGATAGGTTTCATAACCAGGAACTCGTTTTTTGTCATCAAAGCTTGCGTTTCCGCTTCTTCTTTACTTACTTCTACAAATGCTGAATTAGAATCATGTTCAATACATTCAACCTTTTCAACATAACATCTACCATTAGTTACCTCATGAATAAAAGGATTTACTTGTTCCCAAATAAATCTTGAACTCATTTCCATAGATACACCGTATGGTAAAATTCTTAATTGAAACATAGGAGGATTCGTTGTGTTAGCTGCCTCTATGATTTTATCTTTTCTTGGATCGTTAGCTGGAATAACTGTTGTATGATCGAAGTAATATTCCAAAAACTTTTTAACTGATCTTAATTCACCAAATGGGACAATCCAACCCATTTCATCTATCTCACCCGCAAATGTCATTTTAACACTTCTATCATAACCATGAATAGAAGCACATTCACCCGCACTACCGTCTGATTCTTTATCGAACCATTGAGCATGACCACAAGGTAACTTATGCCACGCTTTCGTTGACTTTACTAACATTATCTAACTCCCATGGGAACACGATCCATGAACCATCGTGTTCTGTATAATAATAAATATTATCCTCTTCAGCTTTATGAGAACCTACCAATACATGGCCTTCAGCATATGAATAAGGATGTTCAGTTTTTAAAAAGGCCATGACCTCTTTCATTGTCTTTCCAGAATCATATATATCATCGACGACTATCAAAGTCTCTTCTTCTTGTGTATTATTTAAAACCCAAGTTGGTTCTTTATCTTTACCATCTCTGCTCTGAAATTTAATAATAGACATTTCAGCCGGAAGTATATTAGATAAATGAACAGCTATCGGAAGAGATCCTCGAAATATACCAATGATATGAACTTTATGTCCTTTTGTGATTAATCTATTTATGTTATCAGACATATCCATCATGTCTTTCATATATTGATCAAAACTATAATTTGTCATATTAAGTCCCCCAGCTATTACCAAATAAATTAATATGTAATCTTGGAGAGAACTTATAACCATGACGCATACAAATATCAGCTACGCCTCTCTCAGTTAATTCTTGACCTTGTAAAGTTGCACCTTCTGGCATTAAGAAAACATCTTCTATCACCACACCTCTCTCCTCATATGCATTTACAGCAGATCTAACTTCATCTAAATCTTCTTCATCCCTTATAACAAATTTTAAATTAATATTAGAATTATTAACTTTATTCATAGCTAATAGACAATCAGGATTAATTGTAACAGATTGATCTTCACCAGTCAATGATAATTTAGGACTTACCATCCATGTTACTTCTGTATTAGTATTATTGAAATAATCAATTAATACATCCTGTACCATTTTCGATCCATTAGTCTCGAAAGTAACATGAGTAAGATTATTTAATAAAGGTAATAACTCAACATAAGCTTTTTGCCAGCCTAATAAAGGTTCTCCACCAGTAATGACTAAATGAACATGATCTTTGAACGAAACATTGGATGGAAGAAGAGAAAGAATTTCTTTTGCTAAATCTTTTGTCTCCGCAAACGGACTAAGATGTTTATAACGTTTTGACCAAGACGCTGAAGAATCACAACCAATTTCTACTACAGGTAAATCTTCAACAGACTTAACATTATCGATATCAATTTGCATGTAAGGCATCTCTTCAATAGGAATATGATTATCCCTAGGTTGTCCGAAACCATTACATTCTAAATTACAACCGAATGTTCTTAAAAAGATAGAAGGTGTACCTACCCACTTACCTTCTCCTTGAATACTATAAAAATATTCAGAGTAACGAATTTTCGCCATATCACTTGCTCCATATTATAATTTATATTATACCACAAAATTGATATAAAATCAACGGGTAATTCCAATATTGTATTTAGGGCATAAATCCCAATCAGCCTTATCTTTATGTGCTATAATTTTAATTTGACTGAGAGGTGCTAGTTCACCTATAGGGGATATAATTTCAATCATTCCCCAATCTGATAAAAGTTGAACAATTGTATTTCTTCGATTCAAATCGTTTTGCGTTAAATTAGATGGCTTACCGTCTAATAAAAATAATTCTTTAAAATGCGTGATAAAATATCGTCCTTGTTTATGCAATATGTGACACGATTGATATAATCTAGTACGTTGTTTACTAGCTACTCCAATTCGTGTTAATGTCTCCTTAATTTTTAGGAAGTCGTCGGGATGTGAGAATGTTATTTCTAACATGTCATTTGGAGACCACGCGACTAACTCCTGTGTTTGTTCCACCATGATTTATTGATTCCTTAATTTTTTTCAATTCACTATTTGTTAATAAATCTAAAACATCGCGAGCCTTATCATTTGAATAACCGTAATATTCTTTTACAGCATTTAAATCATCTGACGGTGATGTTTTATTCCACTTGGAAAATCTTTTCTTTTTCCTTACAATATTTATAAGAAATTGATATTGTGCCTTTCCATCCAAGTGGTGGTGGATATTCATTTCATTAGCATACATAACTGTATCTGGAAAGTAAGATAATGCTCTGTTTACCATATAAGCATTATAATCCTTTTCATCTTCCAGAATATCTTTCTTAGTATAGTTTATTGAATTTACTAAATCAAATGGATTCATGGATAAACCCTTTCAATATTACCAATTCTCCATCTTCTATACTGTTCTGACCATTCAGTATGTTCTTTTAATGTAATAGTTTCAATATCACGGCCTTTATACCTTTTCAACCATTCATGATATTGCATTCTCATCTTATTCATTTAAACTTCCCGTTCGCCATAATTTCTGTTAAACATGCCACTGTATTTATTTCTGAATCGCTACAAAAAGCATCCTTATATTGATATTCAGCTAATGTAATTACTAATTGTGGTATGTAAGAAGGATCTACATAATCTAACATATTATCATAAATCATTCGAAATATTTTAGCCGATTCAACATCGATATTATTAGAGACCCATTTTCTCATTAACTTAAAGTTCTTATTCTTTAAATTATCCATAAGAGTCTTTACCGACTCATCATTAAGAGACACTAAAATACCAGCATCAATAGATCCAGACATGCCATATCTCTGACATTCATTAATTACTCTTCGCCAATCAGGCATAAACTTCATAATCAATTCAGCAAGAACCGCTGGATCATATTTAACTTTCTCTTGCTCTAAGATATATTGAATACGAGTCATAAATTGGGTAGCCAGCGTAGGTTTATCACCTACATTGAATTCGTACACAGAACATCTAGAATGCAATGGTTCGATGATACGATTCTTAAAATTACAGGTAAGAATGAACCTGCAATTGTTCGAGAACTCTTCTATGAATCCACGAAGGGCTGGCTGTGTAGATTGGGGATTAAGATAGTCTGCCTCATCTAAAATGACTACCTTATATCCCCCTTGTAATGATACAGTTGAGGCGAACTGCTTTATTTTACCACGCAGAGTGTCAATATTGCCCTCTTCAGAACCATTAATAACAATATTATCGAGACCTAACTCATTACATAGTGCTTTAGCAACTGTGGTTTTTCCCAATCCAGCAGTTCCCGAAAACAACATATTAGGTAACTCTTTTCCTTGAATAATATTATTGAAAGTGTCTTTTAGGGAGCTATCTAAAACACACTGGTTAATAGTTTGAGGACGATATTTTTCAACCCAAAGGAAATTATCTTTCATTATATAATACGCTCCACGTGATAAAATTTATTAAATATTATAACCTATTTTTAACAAAAAGTCAACTAGTAATTGTTTCATACAACTCATCAACTTCTGTATTTAATGCGGTTACTTCATGGTGATTCTGTTTATGATACACCCTGGCTAAGCTGCGCAAAGCCTGTTTACTGACGTTATATTTGTCTGAAAGACCATTAATAGCCTCTTTAACAAAGTCACGTTCAGCCTCACTTCTAGTCATGCTATTAGAAATATCTTGCATAACTTTAAGTAGATCAGCCTTATCTTTCTCATTCACCGGCATCTTCTACCTCATCGCTTTGGATATTGGCGTTAACAAATTCTGCTAATTTATTACGGAGTGTTCCAACATCAGCTAATTCTTCACCATTAAATGCACCACGCTTTGTACAGATATCAATAATTGATACACAAGCACGAATATCATTTAAACCCATTTGTGGTACCTCTTTATCTTTTTGTGGTACTTCTTTATCTTCAGACATATATTTCTCCTATTTTTCTAATGCTAACCAATATTGCATATCATCACTTGATTTAACCGAGGCAATATGCTTACTACTAATTTCAAATTCATAATTGTCTGTATTAACAAACTTAAAATTACTAATACTAAATTTAAAAACACTATTATCATTATTAGATGTTCCATTAACATCAAATGAAAATTCATTCGAAGTAGGATTACCATCTTCTGTAACAGTAGCTTTAATGCCGGTAGGCGTTGTCTTCACAATTAAACTATCAGCCTTTAATGTAGCGCTTGCACGACGAATAGCATTTAATTGATCTAAACTAAGATTGAATTTACAACTTACATCAGGTAATGTAATGTTTGCATCACTAGTAACCAGATGTTCTATATCAGAAAAGAAATATTTAACCGATGCGCCATTGGCATCCGTCAATACTACAAATTTCTTATTATCATCAAATTGAAGATCTGGATCTTCAAACATTCCCATAACCCCCATAAATTCATTCAAATCATAAATTCCAAATTCATAGGGAAATTTCTCAACAATATGAGCCTTTCCCATCAGGTTTTTAGAAACAGAAACTGTCTTCAATTCCTTACCTGTAGAAAACGCAATATTACTGTTAATAGATGCAAAGTTCTTTAATACATCTACTGTATGTTTACTCAGTTTCACCATGGTGCTCCTTATCATGTTCATGCAAAGCTAAAAAAGCATAATGAATAATCTTAATAATATCTTTCCGATTATATCCGGCCTTCTTACCATACCTCGCACTATATTTGATCACATTACCTAAATAAAAGCTTATTCCATGCCCAGCAGCCTCGATCAAATCAGCTGCTTGAACATCACCCTCACCAGCGTAATGTTCATTATAGGTCCCATTAATATACTCCATCATTTCTCTTAATAATGCAGCTTCATTATGTTTATATTTTATACTCATAGATTATATTATAACATATTTTAAATTAAATGTCAACTTCTTCTTCAACATTAACATCTACCTTACTGTAAAGATCCAAGAATGCTTCTTTAGTATCTTCATCAAAACGATTAATACATAACTCAACAGCTTTCATCTTATCCTTGAAGATTGAGAAAGTCTGAACGATGTGACAAAGACGACGAGTTGAGATAACTTCATCAACGCCATCATCCTCATACGTCTTACGAATCGCATCTGCCCAGTTAACTAAGTATGTAGCAAATTCTTCATCAACACAAGAGAATTTTTCCATGTGCTTGGTAAGAATTTTAGTCTCAGTATTAATTTGAGGAAACGTTTGTTCAACAGTAATTGTGAAGCGCTCTAGAAATGCTTCATCAATAATTGTAGCTGCTGCGAAGCGACCATCTTCTGATCCCTTACCT